TCGTAGGGCCATGGCGTTGACGACCTTTTCGAGCCGGTCGGTCCTGTTGTTGATGTCGACCACCGCGTTGCGGATGAGTTCCTGATCGTATTGGGACAATCCCATGAGAAAATCTCCATTCTGTGAGTCTGTTGGTGTGCTGGTGTTGTCGAGGATGGCGTTGGCCTGGGTGAGGATCTCCTGCCAGCGCAGGGGGTTCGGGCACTGGTCGGGACAGTCGGGGTGCGTGTGCGGCGGGATCTCCCGGTGCAGGAACACGTTCTGCCCGTGGGACAGCCGCCCCCACCCGTACCGTCGGGCGATGTCCGCACACAATTGGGCCGATGCGGACACGCACGCATCCGTGTTCACGTACCCCGCCAGTCCGCCGGCATGTTCGATGCTGATGCTGCGCAGGTTGGAGATCCTGGACCCGTCCGCCCACGACCCGTCCAGTTCGGACACGTACTGGCTGACCGTCCCGTCAGCGCCGACCCCGTAATGGCTCGACGCGCGACTCGACGATTTCGCGAACGTGGCGTCCGTGCCGGGCAGGCCCCCGGCCATGACATGCAGGGTGATGTACGCGACCCGCTGCCCCTGCCTGCCAGCGTAATGGTTCGGACTGGGCCTCTGGGTGACAGTGACCATGCTGTTCACCCCTCCACCGGAACAACGGTGTCGGCCTGTGCTGAGGCCGCGCGTAGGGCACTGTCCGCATCGGGCAGCTCGACCTGGGCGGCCGGGATCACCGTCGACGGCAATACACCCGAATCCGCGGTGTCCAGAGTCTCGCTGATGGTGGTGCCGGTGGTGTCCACGACCTGTTTGGACGTGTTAGACGCGGCCACCAGACCGAACGCTCCTGTCAACGTCACCCAGCCCGCCGTCGCAGCCCCATACCATGACGGGGCGCTCACATCCAGATAGCCCAGTACTGACAGGTATACCGCAGAGGCGACACCCACCAGCACCACCACCACGTAGATCACCTGACGAGCCCAGAACGGCAGCAGATTGAACACCTCCTGAGGCGTATCGACCACATCCGATGTATTCGAATTAGACATAACTTCTCCTTAAATTGGGGCATAAGAAAAGCCCCCGGCGGACACCGGAGGCCCGAATAATTGAGCGTGTGGTTATGGATTATGCGTGCAGTAACAGGGCGATGAGATAGCCGCCGACACCACTGCCGACCGCACCGAGGAGCGCCCCTGTGAGCGGGTTCATGTGTCTGCAGACCCAACGCCAAACTTTGAGACGTTTAACATGAGGCACCTCAAGATTGTTGATGGACCTGCGCAGTCCAGAAACCTCGGAACCCAGATCCTTCACACCCGACGAGAGCCCGTCGACCTTCGCGTCCAGCACATCCACCTTCTCGGAGAGGTTCTTCACTTCGGTGCTCTGACGCATTGACTCCCCCTCGATGACGCGCACACGACTCTCATGATCATCGGTCTTATGGAACAGGGTCTCGTTCTGCTCAACCAAACGACCCACACTCTGATACAGGCCAGGCCAATCAAGATTCGACTCCGGCATTCCCACGCCCCTCTCAGACCGCCAGGTACACGAGACCGCCGCTGATGTACCAGTTCTTGTTGCCGCTCACGCCCTGATGGTCGATGTAGATCTGTCCCGAGGGCTCCACGCGGGCACGCAACTGGGCACCGTCAACGGCGGTCTGCAGCAACGCGATCACACGGGTCGACGGGGCGAAGGACGAGCTGACACTGCCCACCAGCACCCCGCTGTTGCTCGTGGATGCCGCACCGTTGGAGTTCATGCGTATCTCCACCACACGCCCCGACGCGACAGCGGTCAGATCCCAACCCGCATAAACCTTCGACGCCAGGACCGGCAGATTACCCACCCTCACCCAAACGCCACCCCTATACACATACTCGGTGCCGTCGGGGAGTTTGCCTGTATACCCTTCCGTGGCGTTCCATGCGTTCATTTCATCGGTGGACCGGAATTGCATCCATCCGCCTGCCGATGCGGTGAACGGGTATCGCTGGATGATGGTGACACCGCTGGAACTGGTGGATGTGGCGGTGCTGGGGATGGTGACGTCCGCCAGGCGCATCGCCCCCACGGGTATCGTGGGCGCTGTCGGGCTGGTCGACGGCGTGCCCGTGACCTTGCCGAATACGGGGCCGTCTGCACTGTCCGAGATTGGGCTGGCGGTCTCCATCTGTTTGACGTAGATGGCGTCGATCCTGCTGTTCGCCGTGGGTGCGGCATCGAGTTTGACCTGCACCACGCCGTCGTTGTACAGCTTGACCGGCCCCTGACGGTCTAGGGTCGCGGCGAACGCCGCCACGTCGACCTGCATGTCGCTACGGGCGGTGACCAATCCGCTCAGGCTCTTGCCAGTGACGGCGACACCGGTCTTGATGTTGCCGTCCCTGTCCAACGCGGTGTCCACCCGCAGCGCGGCGCGAATGTCGAACTGGTCCGCGGCGTTGCTGACGGCGGGCCATCCATCCCTGAGACTCATGATTGCTCCTTCTGTTCCAATGCCGCGATGCGGCGTTCCATGTCCTCGCACCTGTGGTGCGCGAGCCCCGCCAGGTGCATGGCGGCGACCGACAGCATCGTGTAGTCGATGCCCACGGGTTCGGCCGTCGTGTCGTCGTACACCACGAAGATGCCCAGCCCGGCGTCATCGAGTTCCTCGGCGATCATGCCGATCCTGGGGAGCGCGGAGTCACTGTTCTCGTTGACATCCTGGATGTACCGGTACCCCACCCAGTCCACGGACAGGAGCTGCTCAAGGCTGATGTCCGGCACATGGAAGTCGGTCTTGACCTTCCGGCTCGACTGGCTGGTGCCCAGCGTGCCGTCCGACAGCACCCATGCAGCCCTGTAGGGGCCGGACGCGAACATGTTGTTGTACCCGTTGGCCGTGCCCGTCCCACCGTGGGCCGGGTCGAGCACGCCGATAGTGTTTTGTTTGCCCGACAACCCGGAGTCCGCATACCCTTGCGCCGCGGCGAGGGTGGCCTGGTCCTTCGAATCGATCTGCGCGGTGGTGTACGACCTCGACTGTATCGCGGCGTCGACCCTGCTGTCGAGATTGTCGACCAGTTCCAGCATGCGTTCCACCGTGCGGCTGAACTGCGAATCTGTGGGCGTGCGCAGGTTCCTGATATCCGCTCTGATCCTGTCCAACTGCGCTTGGAAGCCCTTCATGTCGGACGCATACACCTGTGGGTCAGCCATATACAGCTCCCGTCTTGACCGTGATCTTGTCCTCGCTGCTGCTGCCCGCCAGGGTCATGATCCTCAGGTCATGCCAACCGTCCGGGATGAACGGGTCATGCTTCGTGCGGATGCTGCACGGATACCCGGCATCCCAGTCCGAGCCCAGTGTCGCGTCCCGGCGGACATCGAACGACCACGACTGGCGTGGCTGGGTGCTGGTACGGATCGTCTCGTTCGCATGCCTGATCGCGGTCGCAGCATCCACGACCGTGGTCGACAGGCTCTCCACCCGCTCCAGCATGGGATACCCCTTGGCGGCCATGCCGGCGTCCACCGCCCGTTCGATGATCGCGGTATCCGAACTCGCGCCGCCCGTCTCCCATACCTGGCTTGCCATGTCGGAACCGTCAACCTCGACCTTGAGTCCGGTGATCGGGCTTTTCGGCACGCTCATATCCCAACGTTTCACACTGTCCGATGTCAACCGTGGATGACCGCACGACATCAGCCACTCGTATCCCAGACCATCCGCGGTACGCCTCGGCTGGAACCGGATATCAACCCCCTGCTGCACTCCGGTGATATCGGACATCAGGTCACCGATGAGCTTCGTCTCCGCACCCTTGATGTTGCGTTGGAACACTCCGGGCACGTCATCGCCATACGCTATCGGTATCCGCGACGCCTCGGGCATCCACGCATTGGCCTGCATAACCCACCGTTTCACGATGTTCTCATAGCTCGTGTTCACGATGTTCGTGTCGAACGCGGTGTTCGCACTGCCGTCCGCGTTGGTGAGCCTGTCCGACGCCTGCATCACCGGCAACAGGACACGATGATCGAAATACGACCACAGTCCCTTGCCCGTGATCTGCACCGTCCCCTGGTCCCTGTCGTATGCCACATTCCAGATGGGGCCTCCCACGCACAGGTTGCCGTCCTCGATGATCAGACACGACTTGGCGACACTCGCCGCGTTCGCCAACCCCAACCGGCGTATCCGCCGGTCGTTGACATCCACCGTGCAGGACACGTCCTCGGCACCGTTGAACTCGCTCGTCCACGACGCCTGAAGGAACGGCACATCAAGAATCCTGCGCCCGGTAGGGAAATCACAGATACGCACCCTCATAACAACCCCATTTCCTAGAAATACGCCGGAGAACCCGACAACACCAGCAGCGGCGAACCCTGCACGCCACCAAGCGACGTGAACTGCACCGTGCACGTCTCACCCGGGCCGACCTGCCACCAATCATCATCGGTGAGATACCCGGAAACCGGGCTCACACCATTGAGCAACGCACTGCCATCAGACGAATCCAACAACACGTAATCATCCGACGCGACCGGACGACGGAACGTCAACACATCCCCCGTCTCCACACACCGCAGGGAAAACCCGTCAGGCAAACCACCCGAAACTCTGAACCGGACAGACGTGGGAGCCGTCCCCTCATTCGTGAAACGCGCCCGCCCATCGACACCAGCAGCACCGAAATCCACAGGAAACCTGAAACCAGAACCCTGATACGTGTCACCATCGAACCAATCGATACCAAGTGACTGCATCACGTTGTAATCAGCCTGTGTTCCTAAAAACACCTTATCTATTCGTTGCGTCTGATTACATGTTATTTGTAGCTGCATAGACGTTTCATTCGACGGGGTGACAAACATATACACAGTTTTTTTGAAGCTATCGTTATTTATAGTGCCAGAGAAGATATTTTGAGTTTGCCCACTACCATATATGGCGGTAATTGTGATAGGTCTATTGCCATTGAGAGATACCATATTGAATTGCATTGGTGAGGATGGCAATATGCTGATTGGAGCAGTGGTGATTGTCGTAGATGACGAATCTCCAAGACTTGGCATAACCAAAATATATTTTCCGTCTGGTGGAGTATTTGTACCATCAGCGAACGTGTATGTGCCAGAAACAGTGAACGCAGACAATGACGCATTTTCAAAGCTCGGATTAGGCCAGAGGTTAGTTGCGATTATCACACCGTTTTTGGATAAGGTGCTCGTGGAAGCGCCCGCTGACCCTGTCCATGCGCTAGACAAACCATTCACAAACCGAACACCACCACCAGGAGCAGGCAACCCCGTCGACACCGACGACTCCACCCCATACGCCAACGGGTCAGGAGCCAGAAGATCAAGGGCTATACCCTTCATGAAGCCCATGAAGGTCAGCCCGGGTATGTCGATCTTCCGGATACTCACTTCACGCCAAGTCGTTCCCAGATCGGTCTCGACCACACAGCGCACCAGATCGTCCGTTGAAGCCATGGCTTTGAGCTCTCTCACCGCCTGCTCGACTTCCCCTGGGGTTTCGCCTCGATACGAGAGAGTGGCAGTGAATCCCGCTCCTGTTCTCCAATCAGTCCCTGGGTCGAAAAGCCCGTGTGCCTGAGGGCGTTCCGTTTCATCGGCCTTAGATTGCGGGAGTGAGAGCCAGTCAGACAACGCCGCGAGAATCCACCCGGATCGTGCACCGCTGTCAGCAGTGATCTCACCTATCGTAAATTTCACTTGGCACCTCCTGATGACTGTTTCAAGAGCTCGCGAGCGATATCATTCGTCAGTAATCGCGGGTTTCGTTCCGGTATCACGAACTGGTTGTGGAACTCATTGCGCGTATAAGACCCCGTGTCATGTGGCGCAAATGTGCGTGTGGGTATCGGCGTGGTTTGATACTGCTGAACAAGTCCGCCGGTTGCATAGCGTTGGTAATTCAACTGGTCGAACAATCCCACGCCATAATGATCGACCGCGGATGCTCGAATGACATACTCTCCATTCGACAAGCGTGCTGGTATCGAATCCGATGTGGCGGTACCCGGGCCGGAAATATAACCACCGGAAGCTTTGACCAGCGTTCCACCATTGCCACCAACTGCTACATGCAAGCCTTGGGTATCCCCAGTTGTGACATAGTTCATGGTTACCCGTACTGTTTTGTCACCGATTTGCAGCAAATCGTTCTTGATAACCCCGATTTTTTCCTGGGCATCGCTGATGTCACCATTGATTTTTACTGTCTTCACCGTCGGCACATTGTTGACGGACTGGGTGAGCTGGTTCACGGCATCCTTGGTGAGACCGGACTGGTCGGCCATTGCGTTTGCCTGGTCTTTGCTCAGGCCCATTTTCATGGCGAAATCAACGAATCGGTTCCTGGCATCCTCAATGGTCGGCAGGATCTGGTCTACACTCTGCCCGTTACGGGCCTGCGCCTCAGCCGCATTCAACGCCGATTTGGCGACGTCGTTCAACGCGGACTGGTTCGCGCGCCCTTTCTCCGTGTTCAAATCGAGCGTGGCACCATTGTCCGCAACAGCTTTGGCCGCCTTATCGAAAGATTCGTGGAGCGCGATAGTGGCATCCGACGCATCCAATGAGAACCCATAGTAGGTTTTCAGTGCATCCAACGCCTCTCCCAAGGCTGATGCCTGATCGTCAATGCCCTTGCTGGAGGCCCCGAAGGATTCCGCGAGGATATCGTTCGCATCGGCTGCTTCTGATGTGGCATCCGTGTTGGTTGCGGTAGCATCGGTGAGCCCAGCAGTTGCCAAGGTGTTGTTCACCTTTTCGACAGTGGCTTGCTTGTCTGCCTCGGCTTGCTCCTTCATGGCTTCCTTGGAACCGGAAACAGCTTTGGTCTGCTGCTCCAAATGCGCGCGCAACTCGTCGGTGACTGTTCCGGCACCACCGTGCTTGTTGATGTAATCGTCCAACGCCTGGTTGAATGATGTTATTGCGGTTTTATCCCCCATAGCGGCATCAACAAAGGTCTTCTGGCTGACACCTGCCTTATCCAGCGCCTGAGCGAGACTATCGGCTCCCGTACGGGTTTTCTGGAACCAACCCCAGTCAGTGTCGTTCCCACTCTGCAAATTCTGTGTGAGTTTTTGAGCGGCTGTCTGACCCGATTTGAGCGCACTGGTCATATTGTCTGTGCGTGTTTTCGCATCCGCAGTTTTCTGCGACCAGATGGCGAGAGCCGCGCCAGCCGCGGCGAACGCAATCCCCCAAGGTCCGCCCATCATGGACATGAGTCCGGAACCGACGCTTTTGAAACCATTGGAGATAGCCGTCCCACGGCTCATGGTCGTACCGAACAATTCCATTTGCCTGGTCGGGTTCTGAAATGCCGTGGCCATACTCTGCGCCCCGGCGCTCAACCCGCCCCACAACCCCTGCAAGCGCTGTACGGGGTCGAGCACGAGTCCCATACTCCTTCCGAATCCGCTGGAAGAAGTGGACAGGTTTCCAAACATCTTATGCAGCCCAGCGGTTGCACCTGCCGCAACGCCCAGCAGCACTACGGTCTGCTGAATATGCGGGTCTAACGTACTGAACGCAGTAACGAGATCGGTCGCACCTTGCACCATCGTACGCAGTGGTCCGTTCGCGCCACCGCCGATCTTAATGAGCATCGTTTCAATGGAGCCGGAGAACTGTTCGATGTCACCCTTGAGATTGTTGGTGCGTGCGGCAGCCTGCTCGGAAGCATAACCGGAGTCTGAAACAGTTTTTGTCCACTTATCAATCCCGCTAGCGCCCTCTTTGTAGAGGACTCCAGCAGACCGCACTGCGTCAGTGCCGAAAATTGTAGCCATAGCTTGCTGACGCTGCTGGTCAGTCAACCCGGCCATCTTTGTCTGCAGCTGTCCGGCAAGACCGGACAAGCCAATAAAATTGCCTTGCGAATCCCAGGCGCTGATTCCCAGATCGTCAAGCGCCTTTTGAGCCTTCTTGCTTGGATTAGCGAGAGCAATCAGCATGGACTTAAGCGACGTGCCGGCATCGGAGCCGATCATGCCCGCGTTCGCGAACGCGGCGAGCGTGCCGGTGGTCTCCTGCATGCTCACTCCATACTGATTCGCCACCAAACCGGCTTGCGAAAGAGCACTACCTAGATCACTGGCTGAGCCTTGAGCATTACCGGCACCTGCTGCGAGCGCGTCCGCTACCTTTGTGGCGTCCGTGCCTTTGAGGTTGAATTGTGCGAGTGTGGATGCCATGAGTTCAGCGGCGTCACTAACAGCCATGCCGTCCGACGCCGCGAGGTCGAGGGCTCCATTGAGACCGCCGTTTAGGATGTTGGCGGTGCTCATGCCTGCCTTAGCTAGCTCGTTTATTGCGTCAGCGGATTCGGTAGCGCTGTATATTGTGCGTTGCCCTGCGTCTAGTGCGGCGTCGCGCAGCTTGCTCATTTCGCTAGCGCTGGCTTTGGTGTTTGCCTGTACCGTGCTCATGGATGCGTCGAAATCCATGAAGCTCTTCACTGCTGCCACGCCCACTGCGGCTGACAGTGCTCCGACCGCTAGCCCGGCTGTGGTGAACGCGCCCTTGAGCTTGTCACTGGTGCTGCGAGGCTTTTCCAACGATGTTGAAAGCTGTGTTGCTTGCGCCGAGGCGGCCTGCATCTTGGTGGTGTAGTTCGACGTGTCCGCCATGAGCCTGATCGTGATGTTCTCATTGAGCGCCAAGATGCACCGCCTTACTATTTGGGGATCAGTTTCGTGGTCTGCGAGTTGGGTGCCTGCACGACTCCGGAATCGCTGAACTTTTTCATCGCCTGTTCGCGCATCGCACCTACGAAGCAGGTTTCAACGCCGGCCCCTTGGAATACTTCGCGGACTTTGTGCTCGTCATGGCAGAACTCAATGTCCATGCCGCACACAGGGCACTTGTGTGCCGTCTCATACGTTTGCAATGCGAGCATCCAGTCACGCTCAGTTGCATCCCACTCCACCGGGTCATCCGGTGTGGGAACCCACCCGAGGAACCGCTTGTACGAGATGCCAAGCGATTGGGCACACCGGAGCTCTTCGAGTGTCCCGGGATTGTCTGCTAGTCGGTCGGCGAGGTCAGCTCGCGCAACGCTTTTGGGACCGAGGTAGCAGGCGTATTCAATACTTGAACGGTTTGCATTAATTCGGCCACTTGTGAATCAGCGAGACCGGAGAGCAGTTCAGAAAGATCTGAAGCAGTCAACTCGACCGTGCTATCCGGATCCGTCTTCACGTGTGCGGATGAGAGCATCACTGGCAGAACGTCGGAAATCATGCCTGGCCAATCCTTCACCAGCCGGTTTCCCTTTGAATCAGTTCGCTTAATGACGATCTGATTCCATTGCGATGCGTTCAACCCCCGCAGTGTGAGAACGAGGGTGCTCTCATCCACCTGTTGAGTGAGTTCAGCGGCACGCTGACGCAACGCTTGCACACCGGTCTTACCCTTCGCTTCCTGAGCTTCAGACGCGGCAACGATACTGTCTTGTAGTGCTTGCAGATCAGTGACGATCTCCACGCTGCGCGTGGGCCGTTTAATGGTAAAAGTCATATGGTCGCTCCTAAAAAAGTAGATCGCTACCGGTAGAAGATTGGGTGTACCTTGCCTGCAAGCGGGAGCGATCCAGCGCGTACAGGCAAGGAGAATTTGTGTCAGGCCGTTACGGTCGCGGTCTCATCCTGTGAGCTCGGGTCGGCGGAATAGCTGATGGTGCTCATCTGACGGGCGTTCGCGGCGTGGGCTACAGGGGTCTTGATGCCGATGGTCACCGCATACACCGATACGATGTCGCCAGCTTCAAACGGCACGGTGTTGTCCTTGCCGCGACGGCGCACGATGTACCCCTTCGTCCCCTTGGTGAGTTTCTCGACAGCCACGTTCTCCTCATCTGAGATGTTGGTGTTGTCGATCACCTGCAGGGAGCCGTCCGTGTATTTCTCCTGGCCTGGAATCTGGCCGACAGCAGGTGATGCCTCGCGGTCATCGTCGGCGAAATCCTGCGAGTGGGTGATCTTGAAACCGTCGGCGGTCAGGTAATCCGACAACGCCACCAGTGGGGTTGTGAGTTCGGCCACGGTGGGTGTGGTGATGTCGGCGATGGTCGTCACGAACACGGTCAGAAACTTGCCATCCTCTAGGGATGCTTTGGGCAATGCCATGTGTTACTCCTTCGTTTGGGTATGAAAAAAGCCCTGACAGGTTGCCAAGGCTTGAGATTGATAATCCGTTGTTGTCAGGCGGGCCAGCCGGTACGCCAGGTGAGCACGCGCATTAGGAAAGGCAGGGAGGTGCCTGAATCAATGAGTTCAGACGCGTACACGCCGGAATCCACATCAGGGACCAGAGAACCCACACCGCTACCAGGCGAAGCACCATCCAGTGCTGAGGTCAGCTTGTCGCAAATCACACCAATGCTGGTCTCCGACGTACTTACTACGCGCACATCCAACGTGGCGAGATGATTCGTGGTCGCCAAACCCTCGGTATGCTCACGACCGTTCTCCGATAGGCTGACTACAATCCATGGGGGTTTCTTCCCTGTGGCTATGCCATCCGTGTACACGGTCCATCCTGTGAGCGCGGGGATAAGCGAGATGATCGCGGCACGGGCTTGGGAGTACGAGGTCATAGGCCGCTCGCCGCCTTGCGCACGTAATCGGCGGCTGTCGGGAGCTCGTCCTCACCATGCCCATAAAACTCATGCGTGCCACCGCCGCGTTCAGTGCCGAAAAACGCGATGTTAGCGAGATTGCCGGCACCCTCCTTACGGGGTCCGATGTCCGCCTCGATGCGCGTGCCCTCGGCTTTCATCTCATAGGCGATGGGAATGCGGCGAATCGCCTTGTTGGATGACCCCTGCACATCCTTCTGAATGCTTTCCTTGATGTTCTGCGCGCCCTTCTTCACCGCCGCCGCTACCAAAGACTGTTTCTTCAATGGGGCAGCAGTGAGCTTTTTAGCGAGCGCAGTCACTTGGGATACGTCAATCATGGCCATGTCAATCTCCTTCCTGCATCTCCTGCACATTCCACCGTCTGGCCGTGGCATGGGATTTCTCAGATTGCAGATTTACTAGCCGGAATTTCCTGCCTATCAGGTCGGGATCATCCGAGGCTGTGCAAACCGCCACGTCCTTCTCCTTGAGCCCGGTAAGAGTGACAGGGAAATGCAGGTACAGGCTCCACACGGGCACATTGCCGCCCACATTGCTGCTGTCGCCTGACGCGGTAACCACCTGTGAGGCGATGCCCCCCGAGGTCTGCACCTTCCCCTTGGAGTCCGCGACCTGCGTCATCTCAGGGACATCCACACCAGTATCAGGATCTGTGACATTCCGTCCGGTGAACCGTTGGATAGTGAACTGGTCGGTCATCATGGATTCGGCGGACCGGCGCATCCTTTCGATGAAGCCTCTGCTGAATCTCATCGGAACACCCCTATGCTGATGCCGGGAGAGCCGAACCTCGCTCGAAGAGCGTCCTTGGTGGCCTTGGGCAGTTCGGTGGCGTCCACCACCTCGTCAGTGCCCTGCCGGTAACCGACCTGCCCATCGTCTATACGCTCATACGCCATGTCACGGTGAGCGCCTGGGCCTCCGGACTCGTCTTGCACGAGCCCGGCGGACACGAATGAGCATACGAGACGCACCACGTCCTCGGGAACGGGATCGTATCCTGCGGTGAATGTCACGGTGACGGGGACCGGGGTCTGACCCGGCATATGCCACATACCCTCTCGGTACAAGGCATTGCCGAGCAGTTTCCAGTCCTCGATGATCTGACCGTCCAGGGCGACCGACGCGACATCGATCACGGGGCGTGTGGGCAGGTCGAGTTTCCTCGACGCCTCCGAGGGTATCGTCACCGTGTACGTGTCTTTGCTGATCGGCTGGCCTGCTGCGGCGCGAATGGACGAGGACACCGAAGCGAGCAGTCTCTCGGCCAGATCCTCCCGCCCGGCGTATTCGATGCGGTAGGAGTCGAGGTCGCTCGTTGCTGCCAGTGCTGTCATATCTGCCATGCGGACGCCTCCCTCCTATACTCAGGCAGTGATGCTGTAATCCACGGTCGCCAGAGCCGTGGGGCGCACGACCTTGGCACCATACAGGTGCAGGCCCTTGACGATATCCGCGAATCCCTTCTCCTTGCGTGTCGCCTCCACGGAGGTGATCTGCTCGGCGAAGGTCGCTGCGATGTTTGATCCCGCGATGATGGTGGCGACCGCTTCGGCAGTCGGCACGTTGTTGGATTTGCGTACGGAGAAGCCCGCTGCTTCTCCGACGATGCCGTTGAGCAGGGTGCCGTGAGCCGCATCCGAAGCGTTGATGAATCGCTCGTCCTTCAGCAGGAGCCCATACTGGTCGGGGTTCAGCACGACCCAACGGCCCTCGGAGGGTACGCTTGCCTTATCGAGACGCACGCCGAGGTCCACAATGGTGTCGTAGAGCTTTGCCGGGTCGGTTGAAGTGACCGCTGCAAGCTTGTTAGCAGTGTCCACACCTGCGGCCATGAGTGATGCGAGGAACTTGTCGGCGATGTCGGCAAGCTGGTATGCGGCGTTGGCGGTCGCCGGGGCGATCACGTCGTTGGCTGCCTGCCGCTTCTCAATGTCATCGACCTCGAAACCGAAGTACTTCGACTGGTCGAT